GCTCAAATTGTGCTTTTAAATCACGTAACTGTTTTGCTTCCTCCGATTCTGGTGGGTAACGCTTGGAAATCTCATCTTCTAATTTCTTTGGAAGAGTTTTAGTTTCGTACGTTTTAATCGCATCAGTTACTCTAGTATCAGCGAATGATTGTAGCCATTTCTTACCCTCATCATTGTCATTTAGAAATGATTGAACTGATTCAAGTGTCAATGCAGCCCCTTGACCGTTTCCTCCTGATGCTGGCTCCGGTGTAGGTTCAGGCGTTGGCTCTGGATTAGGATCTCCTTCTCCTGCAAGCATTTGAATATCTAAAGGTATTAAGGTTTTTAAGTTGAATGGATTTTGATTCATGATTTCCTCCTTGCCCAATTTAGTTACTCGAATGAATCCCTAAACTGTTCAATAGTGTATTTGTTCTCGTTCTTTATAACGTCTTCGAGAGGAAAGACAAAAATAAAAAGCCATTCTAAGTGAATGACTTGTGTAGGTTTATAACAATTTTGATTAATATCATGAGAAAAAACCAAGTTTTGAAAAAGCAGAATAAGTAATTTAATTACCATTTCTCATTATTTTTATAATTTTTCAAATGAATGTACTCATCATTTTTCATTTTCTTCCAACTACTAATACCGTTCAAAATAAGCATAAAAATTACAAATAAAGCTGAACCCACCATGTAATGACCTAAGTAAAAAATAACAAATGCCCCAACCAATAATGATATCATCAGCAATATCGCTAAAATTTGTAATTTATTATTCTTCTTATCATTCATAAAATCCACCTCCTAATTAAATGTTTTTTTGTTATTTCAATACATTATTATGGTTTATTTTACCACACGATTAAAATTCTTATATAACTTTCCTTACTTAATTACAAAATGATTTTGATTACCCTTGAGAAACTTTCAAACTTCAATTTGCACTAAATTTTTTCTTCCACTCTTCATAACTCATAAATGGCACCGTTACACTCGGCGGTTTAACCTGTTGATACGCTTTGTTAAAAGCTTGTCTGTAAGTTAGCCCTTGATCAGACATATAAGCATCAATACGTGCGGCCAATTGCTTTTGGTAAGTATCATCCATGTAGTCTCTGCCTCGCCTGTATTCCGGTAACTTGCCATTCACCATGTAAATCGTATGGCAACGGCACTGAATATCCATCGATGCAATCCCCCATAACCTTGGAGCTTTTGATTTCCACTTACCGTAGTGAAAATAACCATCTTTATCAGCTTTCTGCCCGTCTAGCTTTCTATGAGACTTCCTTACCCTGGTATCAAGTGAGGATATCCATACTTTAGTAAGCTTTGCTGATTTGCTTGCTTGTTCTTCAATTGCTAAATCAACTTGTGATCTAATTCGGCCACCCTCTGTCCGAGCAACTAAAATAGCTTTCTTCCTCGTCCATCCCATAGCATTCTCAATCCTGATAGCCATGTCTGTGTAACTTTCACCAGCTTGTAAACTCTGTGCAATCTCGATGTTTAAACGCCTGATAATGTCATCTCTATGGGTCTCAAATATCTTCGGCAACGTTAGAAACTCAACTGGATTAGTTAATGCTGCTTGTATCACCTCAGTGGATGGTATTTTAAAGCCCATTTCCTCACCTGTAGACTGTTGTAAGAGATAAGCCATCAATAAGTATCTTTCAATGTAAAGACGTTCCTCTGACGCTTGTATGATCTTAATAATCTCTTTGTAATCAGCATTAAGTTGTTGAGCAATTAACTTCATTTCTTGGTTGAATCGGTTGTACTTATTAACATCAGTCCAAGTAGCTTCGCCATTTCTGCCAAACTTACGATGCATTTCTAACATCTGACTAAGTATCGACTTTAAGCGTTTAGCAAAAACAATGTCAATATACTTCTCAGCTTTAGCTTCCAGTTCATCTAAGATTCGATTGATTTCCTGTTGATTCATGACTCATCAACTTCTTTCGGATCTACATTATCCTGGTTCAAAGGTTCAAGCTCATTTCCATACAATTGAGCATCTTTCTGTATCTCTTCAATTTCATATTCTACGTCATCAACAATTGACAACTTAGAAAGGCGAGTACGTTCTGACACTAACCCTTTTAAAGCTTGAGAAGCTTGAGCCTCGGACAGCAAATCAATAGGAATGTTGCGTTTGTATTCATACCAAACTTTCAAGTAATCGTCTTTTGAGCAAATACCTTTCTTGGCCCATGCACTACATAGCACTTTAAATTGATATCGAAGAGCAGTCGTGAACTTTCGCTCCATCGTCTTACATTTGTTCTCAAGTGCCATTAATTTGTATTTCATAGCTACGCCACTTGCATTACCTGCAAACGATTCATCGCTGAAATTTATACTCTTAGCTAGGCGCATGATGTTCTCTTCTAAACGATTCAAGTGGTTCTCAATCATTTGGTCGTTAACATCTTTGGTTAGATATTTAATGTCGTCATTCTCACCCATCAACTCAAAGATGCCAGTTCGAGCAACCTTCTTCGCATCTTCGTCATCCATCCCCATTCCTTTAAGCACCAGGTAAGCTAATCGGAACTGTTCAATTTCGTTTGAAGCATCAGATAGCGTTCTGTCATAAGCATCGATGAGGTTGTACACCTTGTCAGCATCACCCTGCAACTCCTCGTTATTGGGAACACCGAATAACGGGCAATAATCGAATAAGTGCTTCCGTTCATCTTTCAATACAAAAGGTGAATCAGTATCAGCTCGAGTGTAGAGTTTTTCAGTTGTTGCATCGTAAAAGACCAGCTGCTCAATTTCTACTTTTTCCCCCTCAGCATCTAGTTCAGCGCTTTTGAAATATCTAAATGCATACTTGGGTTCACTAACGTCTGCTGTTTCAGAAAGAATGATAGTTTCCCATGGGTCAATTGTTGTAACACGTTCATTTCCATCGGTATCAATGTAAAGCAGTCGTGCTGAATAGCCACAAATTGCTGTTTTCTTGCCAGATTCACTATCAAGATCATCAACAGAATTACGCAAATTAAAAAGCTCAATCGCCTCGGATAATTTATCAAGGCCTTGAGCTTGTTTGTCTACTACGTATGAAATTGGATTACCGAACATGTAACCAACTTTTGTATCTACTATTTCAGCGTCTAAAGGGTTATTAAGTGTATTGTTTACTTTGTCGTCAACACGAACCACATGATCATTACCTTGCGCATAATCGGTTGGTTTACGTGTTAAAATCGGTACTGAAGATAGTTCTGCTTTATACCGGTTGTAGTTTAGTAGTCGCTTGTTTCGTTCAGCCTTTGTCTCATCTACAAGCTTATTAAGTAATAGAGGTGTAACACCCTTCGCATCGATATAAGCAATGTATTCGTTCACTGTACCACCTCCTTATCGGTTCTTCCCTGTGATGATTTCTTTATAATAATGCGTATAAATCGCATAGCGTAGAGCATCCAGTACGTCATCCCATAATTTAACTGGTTCTCCTGTGCTCGAATTCCACACGTATTGAAAAATTTCATCTTCAAAACGTTTTACTTTATCACGAACAATAAATAATCTTTCCAATTTGAATCGTCTAGCTACTTCTTCAATCCCTGCAACAACTGCTTTCTTTGCATTGAATGCTCGTATTTTTTCGCGTTTGAAACGTGCAACATGTTCTGGTCGAGCTGTATCACAATAAAAATTGATATTGCCGTAACGCTCTTTAATATCTTTCGCTATCTTTACCCAATCATCAATCTCATAATATTGATGAGCATGCTCTTCACACAAATACACATCGCCTTGGTCATCTTCAGCCAGCACAACGATAGATCCGAAGTGCTCGTATCCCCAGTCAACCCCAGCAAAATATTTCACAATATTCTTTTTGTTGAATTCTTCTAAAGAAACATAATGTACTTTCTCTTTAAAATCTCTATATATTATACCTTCAGCAGCTACCCAACGTCCGTGAATATCGCGTTCAGTAAACATACCAGAAGGTGTACTTGCTACAATTGACTCGATGTATTCCTGATCTAATTTATCGTTATCAAATAAAGAAAAATTGAATACACGAATGTTCAAACGACCACTTTCTAAAGTCTGACCATCTTTGTCAATGTAGTCTTTCTTGATACTGTGTGCAGGATTCTCTGGGTTTGTATCGATTAATACTCTAGCCCCTGGGTAAGAACAACGTGAAATAACTTCTTTTACAAATGAGTCATGTAATGCAGTTCCTTCGTTGACGAAAGCCCCTGCTGCAGTAAAACCACGTGCCTTTTTCCATGAATCTGCTTTTGCCCCATCAAATACATATACTTTATTACCGAAAATCGTAACAGCATTGGCCTTATTGAGCTTTAATTCTTTGCCCAATATCATTTCCATATCATCTAGTACGTTGCGTCGTATACTCGCTTGTGTAGCGCCACCGATGATAAAAGATAAC